TCATTGAGGTCATCCATAATCCACTGAGAAATTGAGTATCCGGCTTGTCTGCCCACTGCCCAAAGCCCTTCATCGTCAACATCGTCGTCTAGGGCGGCGGCGACATAGCATTCATGCACATCATCTTCGTTCCAGGTGACGACCCGCTTGTCGTCGATTCTCTTGGCGTATTCGTCATCCGCCGCCTTTTGGAATTTCGCTAATGCCTCATTGTTCATTGGTTGCCCCTTTCGTTGCGCTCCGCTTCCATCTTGGCCGCCTGAGCGTCCATGCGTTCTTTGTTAATCAGCTTCGCACCGGCCTTGATGTAAATCTCATTCCCGATGCGGATTGAGTCGAATACCGGGAATTGATTCACCCCTGCAAAGCTCGGATCGGCTTCAAAAAAGTATTCGTCTTTTCCTTCCATGTGCATGGCATATCCAAAGTCAACCACTGCAAGCCTTGTCCTGCCGGTAAATAGCTTACTGAAATTAAGTTCTGTCATTTTCATCGTTCGCCCCTTCTATTGTTTGTGTTTCAACTTCGACTCCGTCTGCCGGTCCCTCTATCGGTGGCGGCAACGCCTGATGGTCGCCGGTGAGTTCTGATTTGATCTTGGCTATCCTCGCTTCAAGCTCTGCTGGCGGAAGGTCGCGGCCCAACGAGTTCATTATGCGGACCTCGTACTCCTCGATTAGCGTTGGCGCTGGCGGGTTAATCCCTGCCGTCAATTTTGCGTACTCCTCAATCAAAGTCCCGGTAGTTACCACGCCAAAGTCAGGCGGGAACGAGACGCTGAACTTGGTCACCGGCGCATTCTTGCCGCTCATTTTCGCCATAAGCCAAAGCGCCTGCGCGAATGACGGACCTGCTAGTGTGGCTTGGCGAACCAGCGCCATATTGGTGGGCATAAATAACTGAGCCAAGGCAACGCCGCTGGCGATCTGTCCATTGTCACGGACGATGCCGCCTTGTAATTCTGCTTCACGTTCGATATTCTTAATCGTCTCGGCAATGCCCTTTATCAAAATGTCTGCGTTGGAGGCGTCGGGTTGGATAAACGACGGGGCAGTGTCGCCGGAGAACCACAGCACACTTGACGTTCCAACCTCTATCGGGTTTCCGTTCGCGTCTTTGCCGTCGCCTGGCGCTACCAGTTGCCCGAAGGTCTGCTTTTGGAAAATCTCATTCAGCAAACTCCATCGGTTAATGAGCCGCCTGTTTTCCGGTTCAACGTCACGCAACAACGACAGGCCGAAATACCATCCATCCACGTCTAAGAATTGGACATTGACCACAGGCACGACGCCCAGGTTGTGAACCCCGGATTCAGTTATCACGCCGTCGTTGTTGAAACGAATCCACTGCATCCGATCCCAGTATGTGAACCCCGTATTCTTGACGCTGGGCGATACGGTCATGGCCGCGCCCTCACCGCTGATTTCCGCCGGACCCGCACCGTCCCTGAATAGAATCCAACGCAGTGCGCCGAACCTATACTCGACAAAGTTCTGAACGTCCAAGGGCGTATAGGAGGTCATGTATGGTCGGGAGCCGTCGTCTTGCTGCTCACGCATTGATCGGTAAACGCGGGACGGCTTGGTCGCATCGACAAGGATTAGGCCGGAGCCGTAAACCATCGCGTTCCGTTCAACTTTGTCTAGGAATTTAGTCAGGGAATTGCCACGCATATCAATGTCGTCGTAGTAGTTTTCAATGATGGACGCCGCCGGGGGAATATCGGGGGCAACCTTGTCCCGAAACAGGTATGCGCTGCGCTCTTGCGTGATGGAGCGGCAAAATTCGATGCTGTCGACCTGTGTTTTCCGGTTCTTAAATTCCGCTTCGCTCTCACGGGTATGCTGAACAAGAGCCGACGCCGCGTAAGCCTCACCGCCCAGGTACGCAAGGGCATACTGATTCCAGTCATGCCTGCGCCCTTCAATCTCCGGCGACGTGCTCTCGATGAGCTTTTTGCTTTCATCTGACATTCAAGCTCCTTATCGCCCGGTTGCTACAACACCTATTCGCCGCGTGTATATCGCGTAACGCAGCGCATCAAGCGCATGGTCGTTTCGTTTGATGGGCCGCTCATGGTCATCCCATTGGTACATCGGCATCTCGCCTATGAGGTTTTTGCACGCCGCACCTATTCGCAAGGGTATCACAACCTGCGTTTCCTTGACACCGCCCTTATCAACGATGCGATCAAACGGATGCAGGGCGCGCATCACCGCGTCAATGCCTTCTATGACGGCGTTCTCGGCACCGCGTGAATGGACGCCCGCCTTATGGAATATCTCTTGAGCGTCGTTTCGGGACGGGTCAAAGTACAGCGGGCCGTCGCCCCATCGCTGCGTCATCTTCTTGGCTTCCTTTGCCCACCATTCAAGGCTGCGCCCCTTTTGGTAAACTTCATCTACGACGATGCGTTCGCCGTCGCCATTCCGCAGGATAGCCAGTAGGCAGCCCGGTACGGAGTAGCCCCAGTCGTAGGCATAGGTTGCAGCGCCCCATTCGGGTTTGATTTTCTCGTGACATACGTGAATCTTGGCGTCCCACTCTTCATAGATTTGCCCGATGAACGTGTCGAAGTCAGCCTCGTACTCCCGGGCGTATATCGCGGCGGGCAGCCGATCCTTGGCCTGTCGGCACTCTTCTACCAGGACAGGTACTGCGCTATTTTCATGCGTTGCCCACTTATGGAAGGCCACGGCCTTATCGCTGCCGGGAGTGTTCGGGAATTGCGGTGATCGTTTACAGAATCGCCAAAACCAGTTGTGGCCTTCGGGACTTCCCTCAAGAATACCCCACCCGCTTAGATCGGAGAGCCTGGAGTAAATCCGGCTTTCCCATATCGTTTCCTTGATGGCGGCGGCCTCCGACATCCACACGCCCCGGATACCACGCGCTCTTAGGTTGCGGTCCCGATCCGCCGACTTGAACCATATCTTGACACCATAGCTCGGAACTTTTAGCAAGTGCTTTTGGGCGTTGTAATCATAGTCAATATCGGCGTCAAACAATGCCTCCTCAAGGTACTCCCGTTGCATATCGGACAGGCTATAGGTCGGGGCAACGCACCAATACCACAGCCGGTCCTTCCCGGCCTTGTAGTCGGCTTCGATGCGCTCTAGGAATAGGTGCCCTGCCAGGAAGGTCTTGCCACTACGGACCCCGGCGCACAGGGCCACGAAACGGGCCTTGCTTGCATGTACCGCGACCGCAGGCGTGATCGGCTCGTAGTGGTCACGGGAGTAGAGCGCGGGCGCAGGACCATCCCCTAGCAGCCTGTTAAGCATGGCGCGGCTTGCCTCGACTTCCTGTCGTGTTTCAGCCAGTAGTGCTTGCATCCTTCAATTCCTTGATCTTGGACTGGATGTCCGCGTTCTCGGCCTTCAGTTCCTCGACCTCTTTCTGCATGATTTTGTCGCGTGGCTCCATCATCCCCAAGTGCTGTTTCGACAACCAGATTTGAGCCGCCACGTTGCCCTTCTTGGCGTTGTGCATCAGGTATCGTCTCAGGCTCATTTTGCCGTTGGCCTTGCCTCTTTTATAGGTTACGCAAAACTCGCTTTCTTCATCATCCATCCTTCGGCCTATGGTGTCATGGGAGCATCCAAACAGAGCCGCCATTTCTTCATATGACGCATGAATCTGCCCTGCGCCTTCGACCTGCGCCAAGTCAAACTCGATGGGAGGTCTAGCCATTATGCCGCCCCGCTTATCAATCGTCTCGCCATATCAACATCATCCATCGTCGGGCCGCAATATGCGAAGGTGGCGTTTGGGCGTCCCCCCATCTTTCCTACGGTTTTAGTTGCACGTGTTATTTGGTACCCCCCGGACACTTTCTTCTGTCTCCAATTCTTTGATTTCTGAAACGATCTTATCAGCGCGGGATGCGCCGGATAGGTGTTTAGCTGGAGTTTGTTTGCGCGGTACGCCGCGCCAAGATTTTCGACCAGCACAAACGCCAGTCCAAGCCCTTGAAAATCAGGCAGCGTAACCAATCGACTCACGCCCTTTATATTTGTCCGCTTTGCGTGCGGCCTGTGCAAAATGCCAGCAAACGCAGCCAATTGTCCCTCCACAAAAAGACCGAAGCATTGCGCCGCCTTGTGCAAGTTCGCGCTCATATAGTGAAATTTAGAAAACAATTTCCATTCCTTGATTGATATTTTACCAATTGAGACGCTGAGTTGCGGGCGTGGCCGAAGTAACCTCCGTTGAAAAAGCATATTATGCGGCTCTAAAATCCAATCGGGCTGGAGCCAATCAATAATATCATAATGACACGATGCCGCGACGATCTTCTTATCCCTGCGCCTTGCATATTTTTGAACAGCATGACTTGCTATTTGAGCCACCTGACGATCAACCACGGAAGTAAATTCGTCAATTACAATCGTGTCTTTTTCTTCAAGAATTAGCCGCGCCATTTTGATTCTAAACTTTTCACCGTTGCTCAATACGCTATAGGGTCGCAACCATGCAGGAATTGTATTGAATCCAACCGATTGACACGCCTTTGACACATCATCAATTGAAAATGTCTTGTCAAAATCGTCAATGACAGAATCACCGCTCCAGGAAAGATTACTCGATTCTCCGAAAACGTCTTTTAGGATTGTACTTTTGCCCGATCCAGACGGACCGACGATCAATCCAATATTCCATTTTTCTTCGTCATAGGGAAAATCGCCCCTCCATTCAAGCCGCTGCTTTTCTTCCATTGGAACGTCAAACATTGCCGAAAGCTGCTGCGCTCTCAGCGACTTAGACGGCGTTGATTCGATTATAATATTAACGGTTTGCATTTGAGCATTTTGCCTTCAAATTGTCCTAGTAATTCGATTTGATGCATTTCGTCTCTGCAATCAACCAAAATTTTATAGGCGAGTCCATCGGGAGCACTCTCACAATCTTCGCTTTCTTCAAGATCATTTGACAGCATCAGCATATCCAACCTCAACCCCTCAAACGCTTCATCCCCGATGTCGAATTTGATTTCGTCCAAAAGCGGCCCAAGATCGGCAGTAAAGTCGCCTTCAATCTCGCGGTTGTTTAGGCTGACGTTAAGCGCCTTTTCTTCGGATTCGGGAATATCGACTATCACCACGGGCGCTTCGGTTTCGCCGTTGGCCTGGAGCGCCTTGACGCGCTGATGACCGCCCACGACGCGCCCGGTGGCCTTGTTGACGACAATCGGCTGGACTATGCCGAAACGCTTCAAAGAGGCTTGTAGGCCCTTCATGGCGGCGTCGCTGATGGACCTTGGATTGTAACTGGACGGCTTCAAGTCCGCCAAGGCCATCGTTTTCATTTCAGCTTCGCCCATCAGTTGCCCCTTTTCGCCGCAGTAGTGCTTTTCGTGGCTACTGTGTCGAGTTTCGGCCATGCGTCCGTCAAAATTGCCTCCACGCGCACAAAGGCGCTGGCGGGATTATGACAAATTTTTGACGGGAAGGCAAGGGAAAAGAAAACGGCCCTGATTAAGGTTGGACAGGGTTTATGGAGAATTAAAAACGACAAGGGCCCCGAAGTAAATACCCCGGAGCCCTCTGAAAATTAGCGCTGGCGCGTTGGTCGGGGGCTGCACTTCCCAAGCATCGCCCCGGGGGTTCAATTCCCCTCGCCAGCTCCACAGCATCAGGAGTGAACCTGTGCCACGCTTACGCAGGTTATCGGCCCTACGCTCCAGATGTCAAGTAAAATATTGGAGCCGTGGAGGCGACTAGTAAGGTAAAGACAAGTAGCGGTTCATTTATTATTAGCATTTTCATCCATATTTAATTTATGGCAGACCCCGCTAAAATTTCGCCCTCCAGTTGGGTAGGGGTCTGCCCATTCACACCTCTTGTCGTCATATGGAAGCACAACCTCTTTTTGCGATAGCTTTAGCAGCCAAGCCCCGCCCTTCCATTTCTCTATTGCTTCTGGAGCTAAAACAATATTACCTGGATCGCCATGCCCACAGCAACTAGAGATGGTGCTTACGCCGTGCCTGTTCAAACAATCAACCAACTCTCGAATGCACGGGTCAATTATTTCTGGAGCTCCATGCCCACGGCATCGACAACGGGTTTTGTGATCGCTATTGTTTTCCACTTTTTTGGCCGTTGGTTTGCTATCGGGGAGAAATATTTCAAACTGACCCACTACCAAAAAAAGTCCGTCAAGCCATTCAAACATACGATGAAAGAATGATTTTGTGGGTGGTGGCATGGTTTTTTGCGGCTCCTGCCTGATTTCCCTAAACAACCCCTCAATTTCTTTTCGCTCATTCGCCAAATCTTTGCGAGTCTTTATGTCATCGCCCATGAATCCAATTTCAACCCGGACGCATTCCAATTCGTGCATCAGGTCCAAAACATCCTGGTTTGGCGGCATTGCTGCTACTGCGGCCTTTATTTCGTCAAGCCGCGTCTGCGCCATTGGCGTC